GGTAAAAAAGAAGCCATCGGAGTAGGTATAGTAATTGGCGGTCATACTGCTTTCAATGTAAAAATGGAGTTATGAGTAACAGATATTCAAGATGTAAAAAAGGAACAATAGAAATAGGTGGTAAAAGTTTTTTCGCACGATCTTCTTGGGAGGCAAATATTGGTGCATATTTTCAGCTTTTAAAGGACAAAAAAGAAATATTAGATTGGGTTCATGAGCCTCAAACATTTTGGTTTTTAAAAATACAAAGAGGGGTAAGATCTTATAAGCCAGATTTTTTAATTACTAGAAATGATGGCACGACTTATTTTGAAGAGGTTAAAGGCTACATGGATCCAAAATCACTTACTAAATTAAGGAGAATGAAAAAATATTATCCAGAAATAACTGTGGTTGTTTTAGGGTTAAAAAGATACAATGAAATTAAAAAAATAAAAGACTTTATACCAAATTGGGGGTTATTAGATTAAAAAAATTGTAATTTATTGAACTAAGTTTATTATATTTGCACACGCTCGGTAAGGGGTCAAGAAATTTAGGTATAAACCCTTTGGGATGTTGGACTTACCGCCAATATTTCAAGGGGTTTTTTTATTTAAAATATTAATATTATGATTGAGGAATTTAGAGATGTAGATGGGTACGGTGGATTGTACCAAGTAAGTAATTTAGGCAGAATAAAAAGTTTGAAGTTTGGAAAAGAAAGGATATTAAAAGGCAATATTAACACACCAGGCTACCTTGATATTCTCTTATATGCAAATAAAGAATTCAAAAGAAGAACAATCCATCAACTTGTGGCGGTTGCTTTTTTAGGACACAAACCATGTGGCTACAAATTAGTTGTAAATCATATTAATTTTAATAAATTAGATAACAGAGTTGGAAATTTGGAAATTGTAACAGCAAGGGAAAACTCAAACCACAAACACTTAAAAAGCACCTCTTTTTACACTGGTGTTTCTTGGCATAAAAAAAATAAAAAATGGTGTTCACAGATTTATATTAACGGAAAAAGAAAGAATCTAGGTTGTTTCACAGACGAACTCGAAGCGTCAAACGCATATCAAACCGCACTTAAAAATTTGTAATCATGGCAGAAAATAAAAAATCATTTATCGGTTATTGCGATTGGATAGAAATATTTGAGGAATTGGGTGATACGGAAGCAGGAAAATTAGTTAAACACTTGTTAAGATATGTTAATGATTTGAATCCTCAAACGGAAGACCGTGAAGTAAAACTATGTTTTATACCGATAAAACAGTCTTTGAAAAGAGATTTGAAAAAGTATAATTCCTACATAGATAAGCAGAAATCCAACGGTTTAAAGGGCGGTCGACCTAAAAAAGAAGAAACCCAAATAACCCAAATAACCCAACCCTTTATTTTAAAACCCAAAAAAACTGATAGTGTAAGTGTAAGTGTAAGTGATAGTGTAAGTGATAGTGTAAGTGAAATAAATACTAATACTATACCAACTTTTGAAGATTTCAAAAAACACGCTTTGGCTCGAAAAACAAATTTAGATTTGAAAGATTTGGAGCTTAAATACTTTTCTTGGATTGATAATGATTGGAGTATAACGAGAAATGGGAAAGTAGAAAAAATTAAAAACTGGAAATCCACTTTGACAAATACCGTTAAATGGATAAATGAAAGTTACAAAATTTCAGACGAACCAATAGAAGAAAATTTACAAGAAAGAGCGGCTAGGCTGACTAGAGAGGAAAAAGCAAAATGGAGATTGTAGAATTAAAATCAATTAAAGAAAAAGTGAGAGAGTATTACCATTCTGGAGGCGGCAACACTTTTTATCTAGGCTTTAAGACTTTAGGGCAATATTATTCGATAAAAGAGGGTGGCTGTACAGACTGGTCAGGACTTCCGGGTTCTGGGAAAACGGAGGTTTTGCTGGATAGTTTAAAATTTTGTTCAAGACATTACAAGCACAAGCACCTTATCCATATGCCAGATGCAGGAACAATTGAGGAAGTTATTGCAAAATTAATCCACAAAATGAGCGGAAAGCAGTTTGAGGAATACTACATCGATCAAGGTGGTAAAAAATTACTTATTCAGAATCGAGTTACAGAGGAAGAAATAGAACGGATATTGCCAATTGTTTTGGAATACTTTAAGATTTTAGACCCTAAAAAAGATAATAGTTCCAAAGCAGTTACGCCACGTGAATTTTGGCAATTTGCCGTAGACAACAAAAAGGAACTTGGTATATTTTCAGCTGTTATTGATAGCTGGAACTACATGCGACACGATGTAGGTGCAGAGCGATACGACCAATGGCTTGAAAGTACATTGTCCTTTAGAAATGAATTAGCTGAAAGAAATGGACTACATTTTCACACGATTATCCACCCAAAAAGCACAGGCAAAACAGATGGTAAAACACAAATGCCAGATATGCACGACCTCAAAGGTGGGAGTGAATGGGCAAATAATGGTAAATCAATTATCATTGTCCATCGAGACTTTGGAAGTCCAATAACGGATATTAAAATTAACAAGGCAAAACCTAGAATTGTCGGAATGCAAGGACTGATTGCTTTAAAATACGACCTTAAAATAGGTGCTTTTTACGAATTTCACGATGGAAAAAGTAGTTTCGCTGAACCTTTAAAGCAACAGGAATTGAGGGAAAGTATCAAACCGAACAAAAATTTTTAAAATAAATTTGTTTATCAATAAAATATAGTTATCTTTATAGAATGAAAATGGGTTAATTATGGATAAGATAAATGTATTTGTAGAAAGACTACAAAAAATAGGAATTGAAATAAAACTTGGATGTAACTACCCTTGGGTTTATATTGATTGCATTAACGGTAAAAGGGTTGCTGAAAGGTTTCAAGGCAATAACGGATTTACACTTTTATTTATTGCAATAAAAAAAGATAAGGAAATAGAGTTTACAGATACAAAAGAAATTTTTAAGCTGATACGGAAGTATTGCAAATAACGCCCAAATAAAAGCCATTTTTATGGATTTTATAAGACGTTATGAAAAGTAAAGTGATTAAAAAACAAGACAAAAAATTTAAATAAATGAATTACAAACTAAAAGATACCGAACTAGATTTGCTAAATCAAAACATTAGAACGTGTTTAACGTACTTTGCTACTCAATGTGATGTATTGTCTAGTAACTTTAGATTAAAGGCGTTAGAAAGGCTAAAAACAATCAAATACGCAAAAACAGTGGAAATATCAAAAGATGATAAGCTAAAAAATTTGACGCAAATATCTGAAAATTTAGACTTTTGTAAGGTTGGTATGTTAAAGGCGGTTGATGAAATCCGTAAACATCAAAAAGAACGTTCAGAATTTGGTTATGCCTTATTTTCAAAGGACAAGGAAATAAGCGAATTGAAAGAAAAATTAAGAATACAGATTAGATTAAACGATAATTTTAGACAGCTGAACGGTCAGTTGATGGATGGAATGTAACCACGAAATTAGCTTATTGTAGTTAACGAAAAATGAATTAAATTTGAAATTATGAAAGGACAAAATAAAGAAACAGAAAAGCAATGTGATATAAACGTTTTTAGCAGTAGTTGCTTTGACAGAAAGACGATGACTGAAATTGAATACCTTGAATATATGAGTAAAAAAACAAAAACAGTAAATATAATTTTATACCCTGACGGAAGTAAGGGAGAATTAAATATAGGGGCTATTGTTCTGTTGTAATTAATGCTAACGCCCAAACAAAAGCCGTTTTTATGGATTTTATAAGGTACTATAAAAAAGTAAAGTGATTAAAAAACAAGACAAAAAATAAATAAACATGGAAGAACAACAGACTATTAAGATATACAAAAATGAGGAGATAAGCATCGCTGATTCTTCTAATATTGATCGGTACATAATTATCAAAGAAAGTACCAGCGGACATTGTTGCTTTGGATACTCTATTGTAGACACAACATGGGGGACGGAAAGTTACGAGGATTCTTGGAAAAGAAGAATGTGCGAAACATTTGAAGCGAAAGAAGCTGTTGAAATATGTGACGCACTCAACAAGCACTACAAATAAAAACAAAGATATTTACAAAAAATAAATATAGATATAGTTGTTTATTTAATAAATATAGTTATCTTTATAAAAAATTAGAAAGCATGGAATTACTAAACGAGGTTAAAGATGAAATGGAAAAAGGTAGATATGACTTTTCCGATAAGAAGTGGACAGGTAAACGACTTGGGTTGCTCTTGGATATTGTTAACGCAACAGAACGAGTAATGACAAGAAAAAATTTGCCAGTTGACCAATTAGCTTTGCTTGACTTTTTAGAAAAATTAACAAGTAAAATAAAATAATCATGGAAAAAAATAATCTAACAAATTATAGAAATGTTTACAAATCAGACCACCTTGGAGTGGTTGATGTTGAAGAACTAAAAGAGCGTGGAGAAAAATTGATTTTTACAATATCGCAAGTAAAACAAATAAAAAACGCAAAAGTCGCTGGAAAAAATATTGATGCTAATATTGCTTATTTTAAAGAGCCAATTAAACCGATGGTGCTTAATGCGGGAAATGCTAAAATACTTCGGGGATTTGCGGGAGGAACTGTTTTTGTTGAAAATTGGAATAATATAACTATTGAGTTGTATATTGACGAAAAAGCATCGCTTGCAGGAAAGGTAGTTGGTGGCGTGAGGATTTCTCCAATAAAACCTAAAACCCAACTGCCTATTTTTACAGAAGAAATGTTTAAAAAAGCCATGGAAAATAACGCAACAATTGAAAATATTAAGAAGCACTATTTAGTAACGGTAGAAATAGAAGGAAAATACAAAGAATATGGAACAAAGAAGTAGCGAATGGTTTGCGGCTAGGTTGGGAAGATTTACCGCGTCCAACATATCGGATTTACTTGGTGTGAAGGGTTTAGGTTTGACTGGCGAAACTTTATGCTTAAAAAAAGCAAGTGAAATTGTTTTCGGAAGAGATGAAGATGAGGATTTTGAGAGTTACGACATGAAAAGAGGTAACGATTTAGAGCCGTTTGCGTTTAGATGTTTTTCAGAACAAAAATCTTTAGACTTCATAAACGTTGAACAGGCTTGTTTCTTTCCTTACAGAGAAAATGCTGGAGCAAGTCCAGATGGATTGGTGGGAAATGATGCGATATTGGAAATCAAATGCCCTAGACCTGATAAATTCTTTAAAATTTGTGTCAAAGGAATAGATGCGGTTGACAATAAGTACATTGACCAAATGCAAATGCAAATGTTATGCACAAATTCTGTTCGTTGCCACTTTTTCAATTTCATTATCTTTAACGGCAAGGAAATTTCGGACGAAATAATAGTTGAAAGAGATGAAAATAGAATTGATTTTATCAAAGAAAGGATAATTGAGGCGGTTGTTTTGAGAGATTCTTTTGTGGAAGTTTTAAGTAAAAAAAAGTAAATAAATAACAAATAAATAAACAAAAATGAGCGAGGTAAAAGGAAGATTAAAAGTAGTTAATGAAACATTTGTAGTTAACGAAAAATTTAAAAAAAGAGAGTTTGTAATTACAACGGGAGATACTTACCCGCAAGATGTTGTGTTTCAATTAGTGCAAGACAATTGTAGCAAATTAGACAATTATTCAGTAGGTCAGGAAATTGATATTTTCTATAATTTGCGAGGTCGCGAATGGACAAGTCCGCAAGGTGAAGTAAAATACTTCAACACTTTAGAAGCGTGGAGGATTGAAAGCGGTCAAGGTTCTGCACCCCCACCAATCCCAACTATTAGCAAGGTAGATTTATTGGAGACAACGGAAGACGATTTACCTTTTTAAAAATAAATAAAAT